TTGATAACACCTGTGAGTGAAAATCTTTCATGAAGTCTGGATACTTGAAGTTGGGCGAATCAATACCCTCTTCAATATAAGTATTAAGGTCTTTGAAGACTTGTCCTTCAAAACCAAATCCCATAGATTTAGTTCCAGTACCACCTCTTGAACCATTACCAGCAGAAATCTTGAAACCATATGTTCCAGATAGTTTTGCAAGGTCTAAATCATCTGCGACTGAACGCATGATTTTGATACCTTTTTCTTTTGTACTTTTGGATATGGCAATAGGGTCTGCAACACCAGTTTGTGTTACGACATCTGTAAATAGAGCCTTCAGTTTTTCCTTATCATGAGGAATATCTAATTCGTCTATTTCGCCTTCAGACTTGGGAATAATATCGTATGCTTCAGATACGAAATTAGTAAAACCTTTCATCTCAATCACTCCATATAAATTACATACTTATTTATATAACAAGTGATTTAGATTGTCAACCCCGAATAGTCATAAAGTTTGGAAGCGGTTGGTCACCAAACGGTTTATGTTTATTCAGATTATGACAAGTTCGATTTGCATCTTCTTCAAACAGAAACCTTTGCACGACTTTTCGTGATGGAAGTTCAATAACTTCCCACTTCTTATTCTCAAGGTTTATGTCAGTATAGTACTTTACTTTCTCTTTTTTCTTATACCTTGAGGTCAGAGAATTTCTCATATCCTTTGCTCTTTCCAGCAAACGGTGTGTTATCGAATACATTTTCATCTTGTCCACTATCAACTAAATCTTCCTGTGCAGCTTGTTCACAATCATACAGACGCATCTTTGCCCTGTCTATTCCCAATACAAATCTCTTGTTCATGGTTGGGTCATTGTATCGGTTCTTCAATTGTTTGACTACAATCTGATTGAGGTCTTCTAGTTCCTCTGTCGAGATGAGTGCAAACATCAAGTCTGCCGTTGCAGGCAAACCAAAACTCTCTGAAGTATCTTCAAGTCCGATATCTGTGGATGTAAATCCAGTTCTAGTTGTCTGGGTTGCAGACATAATCGGTACATTTGTTTCTACTGCAAGTCCTCTAAGTTCTTCTGCAATCGCTTTGATGTAGAAGTATGAACCCACATTTGCATTTCCTTTGAATCTTGAAGATGCACATATATTTAGATAATCAATAAAAATAATGTCTGGTCTGAAACTACGCTTTAGTGCGAGTTCCTTAATAAGACTTCTGAAATGTCCAACGTGTGCTGATGCAGTTGGGTATTCCTTGATAATCAACTTTCCGTTTGTCTTGTTTTGTATCTTGGATAACTTTGTCTCAAACATATTCTTTGGTAGAGTATGTAGGTCATCCATAGTTATGTTCATTAGGTTTGCATCAATACGTTCTGCGATACGTTCTTCTGCCATCTCCATTGTGATGTACAGGACATTCTTACCTTGCATAAGTGTTGATGCAGCAACATGACACATGAACAAGGATTTACCAACCCCTGTACCAGCAAGTGCAATGTTGAGTGTCTTTTGAGGTAGACCACCTTTTGTAATCTTGTTGAAGTAATCTAGGTCAAACGAAATCTTCTCTTCTTTCTTGTGATAGAAGTCAAATCGTTCTGAACCGTCTTCAACATAGTCGTGACCAATATTAGTATCGAATGATACTGCAAGTGCCTCTGAAAGGATTGAAGGGATTGCCTCTGGGGTTCTCTCCTTATCCTTTCCATCAATAATTCCTATTCCTTCAACCACCGCATTGTAGATGGCTTTGTCCTTACAGAACTTTTCTGTGGTGTCGAGTAACCATTGGGTGTCAACATCTGTCTTTTCCAGTGAACTAATAATGTCCACAATCTTTTTATACTCGTCATCGTTGATATCCTTACGACTGTCGATTTCAATAGTGAGTGCTTCCTGTGTAGGAATTGCATTGTACTTTTCAGTGAACTTCGTAATCTCTTCAAAGATTACACGTTCATTCTTGTCTGAATAATATTCTGGTTTGATAAATGGGATTACCTTTCTTGCGTAATCCTCATCCCAAATCAGATTAGTTAATGTTGTTCTCTCTATCGTCTGCATCGACATATTGTAAACTATCCTCTTTTAATTGTTCGTCCATAATGTGGTGTAAGATATCACCAGCAAGTTCAAAAAAATCATCACCAAAAAAGTCTTTTGGTAAGTCATTAGAATCTAACATATCCCATTCAAAATGTAAAGTAGCTTTGTCAGATTCTTTATCCTCTGAAATACTAACTTTACCGTAGCGATATACTACACCCTCATACTTGCCTGCCTTTTTAGTTAGACCAATACCTGTCCACTTTTGGTCTTTACTTTCGACATACTTGAAATACTCACTCATATCCTTCATTAGAGGATAAGTCCTTTACTTGGTGTTGCAAGACCTGTGGTTGCTTCAATATATGCAGACTTGAATTGTTCATTTGATTCTGTTACGATAACAACTCCACCAGCATAGAACATACCAGTTTTAGGATTTTCTTGACCTGTCATGCAAATACCTCTTGCGAAACCTACTTTACCATCTGGTGTGTTGACCAACATCCTTGGGTTTTCAAGTGTGATGTTTCCATTACTTTCGTGCATGAATTTGCCGATATACTCACCAGCAAGAGTTACAAGGGATACGATTTTGCCCTTCATTGTATTTTCTCCTATACATAATGTAGGTAACTACCCAAGATATACTTAGGAACATCACCTGTTACTTTTCGACCAGCGTGAAGATGTGTCCACATTGGTGGGAACATCAACAGACTGCCTGTCTTTGGGGTAATTGTCACCCCTCTTTGTGGGAAATCAGTTTCCCCACCTTCTGGTTCATTGAGGTATAAAAAGAATACCAAGAACCGTTTTGCAGAAGCATGATTACCAACATCAACGTGGTCATTGAATTCATCCACTCCGTTTGGTTCATACCTTTTCATACGAAACATTTCGTATGCAAATTCCTCTGGGAACATTCTCTCTACGATATTACAGTCCTTCATATATTCTTTGATACATTTGTTGAAGGCCCAATATAGTGGGTCAAGAAACTGTTTCCAGTTTTCGTGTTGTTGTAATGCAATCTGTGTAAAAGAACGATGACCCTCTAGTGTTTGGACATCAAATTGTTCTTTATTCTTTTCAAACTCTGCAATCATATCACCACAGAGTTTGTCATTGATTACATTATCATATGTACGAATGTAGTTTTCATTCAGGCTCTGGAACTGCATCTTCTACCTCATCTACTGGATTCCCATACTTAAATTCTTTGTGAGCAACTTCATCCAATTGTTTCATGACTTCCTCAGTATAGAATTTTTCTGGGTCATTGTTGATTGTCTTACCAAATGTTTTTGTACCATCTGGTAATTCGATGCGAGTAGATACTGCTTTGAAGATACCATATTTTAGTGCAAGTTCAAGTAAACCATAGTACCTATCAAGTCCACGTTCATAGTTCAGACGTACATCAACCATCTTGTTTTCGATAGTCAAACGTGACTTCTGATTCTTACAGTGAATGATATTACCAACAACCTCTGTACCGTCTTTGTCCTTTTTCTTGGACAAATAGATAATTGAAGATGCGGCATACTTCAGTCCAGAACCACCACCCATTTCTTTTGTTGGGAACATAGAACCCACAACATCATAAGTGTGGTTAGTGACCACCATTGGTACTTTTGCCTTACCAAGTTTCAGAGTAAGAACTCTGAATGCAGCCTTGAGAACTTGAGCACGAGTCATATCTCTGGTTTCTTTACCATCACTGGTATCTTCTACTTCTTTCGTTGTAGATAACATACCAAGTGAATCAAGACACAACATCATAGGTTTACGTTCTGATTCATCTTGTTCAATATATGCATCAAGAACTTTGATTGCCTGTGTTCTAAACTCTTGTACAGTTGTGACAGGTAAGATAACCATTCTATCTGGGTCAATTCCTCTGTCAATAACCATTTGTTTAGTGATTGCACTTTCTGATTCAAAGTACAAAACACCAGCGTTTGGATTTGCATCCAAGAACGACTTTACCATACCCATTACAAAAAATGTTTTACCAGTTGCACTTTCACCAGCAACAGCGGTAATCTTGTTCGCAGGCAATCCACCGTGGATTGACCCACTCAACAACGCATTAAAGATGTAAGAACCAGTGTCGATAAATGAATCAACATCACCCGCTTCTACACCATCAGATACGAGAGCAGCATATTCGTTGCCTGCTGTCTTCGCAATGTTTTTCAAAAAGTCCATAGTTATATATCACCATCCTTTCGATTTTCGGAGAGATACGCATCAAATCCGCCTGGGTATCTTGACTCCAACTTTTCGATATTTGTTTCAATCACATCATCCATACTAATATCTAGTGCGATACAAGCCTGGGCAACGTAC